TCGATTCCGGCTCTGGGTACAATATCGGGAAAACCCCTTCCACAAACAGTTTTCCCGATTTTTTCTAAAATGTTCTTTTGTGTGATTTTTCAAAAGCGGTATAAAAAGCGGTATGAAAAATTCACATTCTGAAATTAAAATCGTTCCTAAAAACTGGGAAAAAAATTTAAAATCCAACATCAAAAAAGAATGGTATGGATATTATTTCTATTTCACTCCTGAACATCCAGAGGGCTACCTTGTGAAGTTTAGAGGGATGAATAGGATTAAAGACTTGGAACAAAGACAAAAAATGACTCGCATTCTAATAAATAGCGAATTAGATTTACTTGCCAAAGGTTATAATCCTATCACTAAACAATTTGAAGTAAACGAAGATTTTGTCACAGAAAAAACACCTTTTTTACAAGCATTAGAAATCGCCAGAAAAAAAATAAAAGTAGCAGAATCAACAATGACCAACATCGTGGATGTTATAAAATTGGTTACAATGGCTGCTAACAAAACAGGAGTTTCTATACTTGAAATTGGAAAGGTCAAAAAAAGAGATATAAGACAGATTTTAGATATTATATTAGAAAAAGGGTATTCAAATGACAGGTATAATAAAGTAAAAGCTGTATTAGGAATATTGTATAACTACTTTGTTGATTTGGAGATATTTGAATATAACTATTGTCATTTTATAAAAAAATTACCTCATACACCTGCTCCAAGAGTTATTTTGCGAAAAGATGATAAAGAAAGATTTGAGGAATTAAAAACCACAAACTACAATTTATGGCGATTTTGCAAAATGTTCTATTATAGTGGGTGCAGAATATCTGAATTTAGAGCCTTGAAAATAAAAGATATTAACCTTAAAAAACAAGAGTTTAAGATTTTTGAGAAAAAAGGGAAAAGATATCACGAGGTATTAAAGCCAATAAACATAAATGTATATCATTTGTGGAAAGAAATACTAAATGAGAGAAATGGTGATGATTTATTTCTATTTGGTAATGATTTGTCTCCTGCCGAAGAATCCATAACAAAACACGCTTTATCTCACAGATATAGAAGGTGGGTAGTGAAAAAACTGGGTATAAAGGTAGATTTATACGCTCTTAGACACACTTATTTAAATGATATTACCACAATATACGGAATATCAAAAGCTAAAGACATAGCAGGACACACTAATGAAAGAACGACAAGGATATATGCTGTAGATTATAACGAAAACATCCTTAACGAACAGAAAAAAGTAAGCACAGGATTTTAAAACAAAAACAGCATCTAATTAAAGGTGCTGTTCTTTTTGTTCAAGAGTGAAAACTCTGTCTTTGTGTGTTGCAAATATACAAAAAAAAGAAGCCTCAAACCCTAGGAAAGTTACAGACTTCTTGAAAAATTATAGTTTAAGAGACAATTTGGTATCCGAAGATTACCAAGCATCCTGCTTTGTTCTGCAAATATACAAAAAAGTAATTCTGCTGGCACAGAATTACTTGATGGTTTATGACTTATCAACCTACTTCATAAAAGAAATTTTATATGAAAAATAATAACTTCCATGCAAATATAGAAAACAAGATATTGTAAACAAAATAATTTGATTACAATTTATAACGGAATGTTGTAAACAAAAAAGCGTGAAAAACTCACGCTTTTTTAATTTTCCCCATGCCATTCTACTAACCCCAAGCGTAGCACGCAAGACTTCAAATGGTAAAAAGAAAATTGTTTTTACTCCTTTGTTTAGATAATTAACTTCACAAATATACAATAAAATATTAAAATAAGCAACACCCATAAAGATGTTGCTTACAATAATGAAAAATAAACCAAAAATAGCATTCTACCCACTACAATTATAGTGTATTTTCTTTACTTGGCAAACTTTTCATTCCACTTTTTTAAGTCTGCCATTCTGTTCATCCAGCCTTTCAGGAATACCTTTTGAGTCGGATTGCTTCTTACGATTCTATGCAGGAAATCCTCCCTTTCCTTATAGAGCCTTTGTAGGAAGTCTTTCGGTGCGTTATTCAGCGCTTCTATGGTCTTTGTGCCTACCACGCCATCGGCTGTAACTCCCAGCATTCGTTGAGGTATCTTAATACCATGAACACCACTTCCCCAAACCCAATCTACCAAAGTATTGGCTATTGCTTGGTCTTTGATTTCATCGGCTTTCCATCTGTCCCAAAATAGCCTTTTTATTACTATATCCCAATCCGCATCGTTCATTTCCAAGAACCGCATATCCTTATCCGAACCAAACACTGAACGCCATACCGCATAAGTTATGCCCTTATTCGTGTGGTATCCCATTTTCACTTTGTAAGGCGTAGGACAACACACTCTGCTCGCTGTATCATTTGGGTCTCTTGACAATCCCCCTTCCCATTTTAGAATAAATGGTCTTAAATTCTCTATATCCGCCATATCATTTGAATTTATCAATTAACTTATCCAATCTCTCCCAAAGGAACATTCCTACAATGACCAAAACCAGATAAACAGCCCAGCTTTCTGCTCGCTCGGATTGTTTCTCTTCCTTTGTCTGTTTGTGTTGTTCTTTTGTTTGTTTCTGCTCCTGTTTCTCTACTTCTACTCTTACTTGCTCTATTATCTTTACCACGGAGTCTTTTGCCTGTTTTTTGTCTTTAAAATAGACTTCTCCATTAGCGCTGCCCTCCACAACATTGCCGTTGTATAGGAATTTAAACTGCACAGGCTCGCTGCCGATTGGTTTTATCGCAAAGTCCAAAGACTTCGTAAGTGTTTTAATATTAGCAGTTTCCTCGGTTTTCGTTTCTGAAACAGAATCCGTTTTTACTGATTCTTTGATTTCGGTCTTATGCTCTTCTTTTTCCTCGTATTTCCTTACTTTCCTCGCTCCACATCCCAACAGCAACAAAAACATAGCAAACCCCAATAAGGGAATGCTATTCCTTAAAGTTTTCATCGTTTTCATCACTTTCTGTTTTTTGTTTTAAACTATCCAGATCGCCAGTCTTCTCGAAGTTCTTTATCTTCTTTAAAAGCCCACTCGGTGGGAATTTTCCACCTGTAACAACCGACATATTAGTAAGTGCAGTAGCACTAGGATAGAGAATAACCATGAGCTGAACCAAAACGCTGAAATAACTCTTGAAAAACTCTATCGGTTCCAGAACCTTATTGATAACAGACAAAATGATAAATCCCATTGAAATAATAGATAATTTAGTAATCAATTCTTTGAGATTTCCTTTGAATGTGAAATCCTTAAGAATTATCAAGTGAACATAACTGTCTAAAATGTGGTCTATTGCTAAAACCACACATACACAGAATAAGAAAAATTCACTTTCTACATACCACCCACTAATTCGCTCCGTAAGAGTTACCGCTGCTGCTGGCGCTAGTGATAACTGTGCTGACGCCAACAACTTCTGTGAAAAACTCCCTTTATACAACAATACTATGTTGTCCAATATAAACTCCCTAATATTCATCATTTTAAACTTAAAAGTTGTATTAAGTTCAAAAATAAACACTCCCTATTTCTCTTCTAAATAAAAAAAGCCCATTTTTAGAGCATTTCTAAAAATAGACTTTTTAAAAGCGGTTTTTAATTATTTTTGAGTCACATTGGTTATTATTCCGTTAGTTACATCTATTTTGGTAGTGATGCTACTTTCCCCCCATCCACTTGAGTTTTTCACAACAATACTAAAACTACCTGTGTATCCCTTTTTCCCAAGCACACGAATATCTCCTGCTGTAATATCCAAAGCGATATTTTGCCTTTGGTTGTTTTTAGCTTCTAACCACAAGGCTACATTTTCATCGTTGGTAAAAGCGATTTTAGGAGTTCTATTGTGTTCTACTTTCATGGCAGCACCTACATTTTTAGGGTCTGATGAAACCGCGGAAGTTCTTCCTATTGAAACCTTCTTATAACCCGTTCCACCTATCAAATCATCATCATCATAGTTTTGAGTTATTCCAAACATTTCATCACTTAGATACATATCATTCTTGCCTCTTTCACCAGCAGTCAGCCAACCTTCTCTTATATTGACTCTTCCTATCTTCCCCTCTTGAGCATCTATTTTACCTGAAATATCTGCATTTTCAGCAATCATCTTACCATTAGCCAAAACTCTGAAAGGTGCATCGTCTTTGTTTTTATAACCTGTTCCAGCGCCAAACCTCACGCTTTCTCCTCCCTTGTCAGTAACACCTGAAATAAAAGCATTCTGATTGTCTTTGTCATCCCCAACAGAAATAATATTAGAAGAAACAAGACCGCCCTTAATAGATGTAAAATTATCCGTTTTTTTCTTAATATCCCCTATATCTGCATTTACATGCTCCCCTGCTTTTACGGCAATTTCTTCTACATTTATAAGGGTAGACTTGATTTTTCCGCCCTCTATAATGGTGTTCCCCAGCATTCCTTTCTCTACATTGGAAGTAGTTGTCCCATCAGACATTACGAATGTAATCTTCCCTGAAATCTCCCCTGTATCCAAGTCTAAATAAGTCTGCCCATTTAAGGATTTTATTCTTCCAGCTGTGATTTGTCCGCCATGCATCGTTACATTGCCATACATCGCCTCTGCCTCTCTCTTTCCTCCCTTTGGTGTGTAAAGAAGATAGCAAAGAAAATAATAATAATCTGGCATCTCATCAAACTTGATTTTGTCTGTTGTAATATGCCAACTTCCTGATGTTCCATTTTTCTCTACTTTGGCATAAACATAATACACTATATCCAGCAGGTTCTGTTGCTGCAATGGTAAAAGCTCCCAAACCTTAATATCCTCTGCGATAGAGAAATGAACCAATCTTCCTCCACTAATAGAAACATTAGCTGGAACTCCATTTACATTTGGATTTAAAACCACATCTTCCAGCACAAAATTCTGGCTTCTCGCCCCTACGCTTAACATATTGGTATCAATAGAATGTGGTTTGATGTGGTCAGGGTCAAAATGCCCATCAGTATCAAAAATGCTGTCTTTCAACTCCAAAATGTTTTTGTAGCCGTTTTTGTAATTCTCCCTGATAACCTGCGTTTGAGATTTTACCACCTTTTTCGTGTCTTTAATATCGTTCAGAACACTCGCTGTAAAACTCACTTCGTAAGTGTCTGCAATCTCCAAAGTATAACTAAAACGATTCAGCAAATCCCTTGTCATACTGATAATACGGCTCGTTTTGTCAATCTTTAACGGATTATCTACCACACGGATATAATCTCCAATCTCAAAGAAAACAGTGCTTTCGTTCCCTTTCTTTTTCAAAAACATAGGGTCTATTACAATGCTGTATTTCGTGTTGTTTTGAGAGAGTTTAGCATATTCATTTTTTCCTGCTTCCAAAAGTTTCTCCTCTGCCCTTGCGATATACATTTCAGGCATCACAATATCTGTTATGGTAAATTCATCCCCTACTTCAAAACTGAAAATAGTATTGTTGTCAGGGAATTTCTGCCCTCTTTCATCCGTAAATTGCTTTACCTTAAAGCATTTTGTGGTGTGATTATAGCCTGTAAGCGCAAGAAGTTCAAAATCATATCCTGCTAAATTCCCTTTATTGAAATGTAGTTTTGCTGGTGTCCCTGCTATCAGATACTTGGTGTTTCCCTCTTGGTCTTTTTCCATAAGGTCAAAATCCATATTAGAAACAAAAATCTCCTGCGTTTTTGATGCTTCATCAAATCTTCCAACCCCTGAAACTATCCCTTTGAAAGTCGGTTTAATATCCTCAAACACCTTAACCGCCTCTTTCATTCCAAAGAGTTTTATTTTCTCATCATCTTGCAGGTAATCCCCTTGTGATTGAGGCATTCTTAATTTTTCAGAATAATCCCTGTATTTAGATGGAATATTGTCTGAACTCCCATACACATAGAGTCTTGTAACCACATCATCAGCCACATTATCCCTATTGATAGAGTAAAGACCATTACCCTTGCCATACTCAAAAACAAAATCCTTGGTATTTCCTATTTTCTTAATGTTAAGGGTCTTTGTTCCAGTATTTACATCTTCTTTGATTTCAAATTCTGTGTCAAACTCCTTGCAAATCTTTTGCAGCACAGCAAGACAATTTTCATTAGAAAAAGTAAGCGTTTTTCCTTCTGTGTTTTTAGGATAGTCTCCCAAAATCCAAGTGCCATTTTCCACAGAATTGATATTGTTAATCAATACTTTAAGGAAAATATCTATTTCGCCTGTCAATGGGAAATCTGCCGAAGTCTGAAAGCCTGTTTTGTCAAGATTAAAATAAATCTTCTTGCGCAAGAGATACTGCGCCCCCTCAAAAGTCAAATTGTAGGAGTAAAAACCTTGTTCTTTTACAACTTTTGGCATTGAATTGAGATAGAAAAAACGACCGCTATACTCTATTTTATCGCCTATATAAAAGTCCAAAGGAGATTTACTTTCTACCTTGATGTCTATCACATCCTCTGAAAGAAGCACCTGCTTATGTTGAGAACTTACAACCCTTCTGATAGGTCTTCTGTTATTTAAATTCAGCGTTCCTGTTCTTTGTATTACAATCATGGTTATTGGTTTTCTATTTCAACAAAGCTTTTACATACACTTTCACTGGGTCGCCTATTTCTGCTGCTTTTAATGGAACTCCTTTTCTTCCTGTGCTGGTCGTTATCACTTTCAAGCCTTTGATTTCGGTAACCGTTCCATTTCGCTGAATAAGTCTAAACTCCAATATTTCAGCAAAACTTTCTATTCTTGGAAGCTTGTAGATTACTCGGTTATTAGCACCATTCGTTTCTGCTACAACTTCCAAATCATGTGTCCAAGGCAATACAGTATCCACCATAGTATCAGAAATTCCGAGGTTGTATTCAGAAATATGTGGCGTCCAATCTGTTGCTTTTGTCCCTTTTTCTAGCTTAAAATTTCTAATGTCTACAGCTACCCCTTGAACAT